ATTGTGGTTTTCCAAAAATTAAAATAGCCAATAACGATAGTGATCCATGTTTTTACGATAAATGTTACACCGTTTTTAATACCTTGCCACACTTGCATAGCAACCTTTTGAATTGATTGCCATATTTTAATCACGGCATTTCTAAAGCCCTCATTTGTTTTCCACAAATGAATGACACCGGCAACCAATAATCCAACGGCGGTAATAACTAAACCAACAGGACCAGTCATAAACCTTAATGCCAATCCTAAACCTTTACTTGCAACGGCTGCAGCTTTCGTTGTAGCTGTCCATATTTTTGTTGCTGTTGCAGCAATCTTTGTTTTTAATGCAGCAATTGTCTGTGATGTGCTTAATCTTGCAATCGCATATCTATATCCGTCAGCGATACTTTTAGCGATACCAACTACACCGTTCCATGCTTTTTGTGTCAGTGTAAACAGTTTAAGTTGTCCGTTAGCACCTCGTGTTAAAAGTGTGAGTTTTCCTATACCTTTGAAAAGTGGTCCTAAAACTTTGAATGAAGCGCCTATCGTTGATACCATTACGCCTAAAGTAACAAGTAATGGACCTATTGCAGCGGCGACTAGACCAAGACCAATGGCTACACCTTTTATAGGTTTTGGTAGCTCTGTAAATTTTTGAGCCCACTCACCTAACTTTTTAGTGATACTTACTACCACAGGAGCTATCACATTACCAATATCTATCGCTAATGCCGTCAATTGATTTTTAAAAATTTGTAATTGAGAGCCCATAGTTTTATAGCGTGTGTTTGCTTCATTGGTTAACGCTGTATTCTGTTTCCAAGCATCAGCTCCTGTCTTTAAAGCGCCATCAAGTAATTTATGGTTGTTTGCCATACGTCGTATCGTATCTGCTTCACGTACACCTTTTATTCCTACTTGATCTAATGCAGAAATTACACCTTTAGCTCCACCTTTGGTTTGCGATAATCCTTTTACAAATGCACTCAATGCTTTGCTAGGATTACTTTCCCATGTTTGTGCAAATTCTTCCGCACTCATACCTGATGTTTTTGCAAAGGATTCAAGTTCATCACCACCATTCGCAGCTGCTTTAGTCATTTTATTCATGATTTGAGTCATTGCAGTACCGCCTGCTTCCGCCTCAATACCGGCACTACTCATAGCTGCACTAATACTCATAATTTGGTCTGCACTAAATCCTGCTTGAGCACCTGCACCCGCTAACCTTTGCCCCATCTCGACAATTTCTTTCTCTGTGGTCGCTGTTGTATTACCTAAAGCAGTTACAGTACTACCTAACCTATCTACATCGCTTATAGGCATCTTAGCAGCATTCGCAAATCTAGCAAATTCTGTTGCAGCCTCATTTGCAGTTAAATTAGTAGCTACACCCATATCTAACATAGTTTTAGTAAAATCAGTTATTTCAGATTTTTTTACACCTAATTGACCTGCCGCTTCTGCCACCCCTGCAATTTCCGTTGCAGCAAAAGGCATTTTCTTAGACATTCCGATAATCTTGTCGCTCATATTGTTTAACTCTTTGCCCGACATGTTAGTAGTTTTTGCTACACCTGCTATAGCTTGTTCATAATCAATCGACGCCTTTACAGACGCACCGAAACCCGCAACAACTGGAGCAGTGACATATAAGCTCATATTACGACCGATATTTTGCATACTACGCCCGATTTCCTGAAATTTCGGTCCCCATTTTGATAAATTTGAACCAATTTTTCCCATAGAAGTGTTCAAAGCGCGTTGTTGTGTTTCCATCTTTTTCATTTCGGTCGTTGCTTCTTGTAACTCTCGCTCATATTGATTTAACTTTGCGTACGCTTCGTTATACTTAGAAGCTGCCGCTTGTGTTTTAGCACTGTTTTTACCTGTTTCAGCCGACAAACGGTCATATTGTGCCTTTAACTCTTTGACTTTTTGTGATTGAAGTTGCTGACGTTTAGTTAATCCGTCCACTTTCAATCTAGATTTTTCTAAAGATTTATCATATCTTCCGAATTGTGATAAATTCGCACTCATTTCACGCGATACCATTCGCATTTGACGATCTAAACCTGCTATACCTTTATTGAAACCTGAGCCGTCTAAATCAACACGTATGACCATATTACCGATAGGATTTGCCATAAATTAACCTCCTTCCTTAAAAAATGTCTGCAAAACTTTTTGCTTTCTTCTTTGTTTCAACCTTGCTATTTACGATTTCTAAAAAGAAATGAATAGGCATGTTCGCCACTTTTTCAGGGTCCATGCCATCATCAATAAGTTGTCTAGCAACTTTCATGTAATTTTTGTATCGTCCTTCTGGCGTTAAATCTTCCGGATCTATTTCTTCTGCTCTGTCACGAACTTTTTTGTGTCGTCTACGTCTCCTGAAATGAGACTTTCTAACACAGTGCCTAACGTAGTAAGTCCGTCGTTTCCTGCAGGGATACCTTTTAAAAATTCTTCTGGTGTAAATTGATTACCAAAGCCTTCAGCGACAAAAACGCTAACTTCATCGAGTGCCTCAAATTGTTTAGATACTTGACTTTGATATTCTTCGATTTTTGCTTCATGCTCTCTTTTTTCTGTCTCGCTTAATTTTTCAAATTCTTCTTCTGTCAATTCTTCAAAGTCCGGTTTTTTAAATGACTCCGTCAATTTTGCTGATAATTTTGAACCTTGAATCGTGTCAAAAAGTGATAATGTAGGCTTTGCAAAGTATTTTTTAGTTTGTGGTTTACCTGCTTTTGTATAGCCTGTAATTAATTCAATTGAAGTTCTTGCCATGTTTATTCCTACTTTCTTTTTTTATTTTTGCGCAAAAATAAAAGAGGGGAGAGCCCCTCTTAATTAGATAGATTGTAATTCGTCTTGTACTTCGATATTAATCGTGTCGCTTTGGTCACCTGATGTTGCCGTAACGACTGCATGACCTTGTGAGTTAGCAGTTACTAAACCGCTATCGCTTACACTGATATATTCGTCGCCTTCGGTTACTTCATAAGTGACCGGTTTTCCATCTGGCACAGTAGTCACGACTAATTGTTCGTTATGGCCAGTTTGGATTGTCGTTGATTCTTTGGAAAACGCTACACTTCTAACGCTTTCCTCATTCTGCTTTCCCGGCATCGCTTTTTCCACCGAGTCCATTTCTAGATCTTGATTCAAATCTTGAATAAATTCATCAAACGTTTTACCGAATGTTTCAGTGAATACATAGTCGCGTCCTTTGTGTTCACCTTTTTTGTCGAATCCAGTCACGTGTGATGATTCGTCGAATAAACGGTCAACAAATGAACCTTCTACTTCGTCGTTTTGGAATTCGACTTTGTCTTGTTTTGTTTGACCTGATAGGTTCGGGCGTGTGAATTTACCTTTAAATAATCCTACCCACTCAGACGAACCGTCGTGGTTTGTTCGTTCAAACACAACCGCAACATCTGGTGGAATGTCGTTCGCACCGTATTTAAAACCGCCCTCGCCTTTTTTAGCACCCGCTAAAAATGCTTTTTGTTCTGACGGAATCGATACGAATGTCGTTTTAACTGATAATTTACCATTAGAAACGGCAGTTGCAGCAACAATGTTATCGCCGTACTCTTCTTCGGTTTCTTGTGGACGGTCTACTTCGATTTCTTTTAAGAAGCGTGTACGGTGTCCACCTTTTACTTCCCACTTCGAACCGTCATCCGTTTTAATCGGCGCCCAATAAAAATTAGTGACACCAATTGCGATTCCGGAAACACCTGTCGCTTCCGCAAAGTGTTGCAAGTTTAATTTTAATTTTTCCATTTATAGTCCTCCTAAATTAAAAGAGAACCGTTTGCACGTATAATTTCTCGAAACGTCTGTGTTTCAACTTCGTACAAAGGCTCTCTATAATAAGTTTTAAAATTTATATTTTTTAATGCTTGTACAATCAATTCAGCTTGATTGTGTGGTTCATCTGATGACCACCAAATATCTATCTGAAAATCGTATTCTCTCGTAAGTTCAGTATCATCAGCATATTCATCAGCGTGGTAAGGTAGTGGTACAATTCTGACAATAGGTTTGTCGGTATGTGTGTGAAAGTTTTGAGGTACGACATACCTAAAAACATTATCCTCAATGGTTATATCTTTGTTTTGAACAATAGTATCGTAAATCAACTCTGTAATATTCATTTGTTCAACCTCCTGAAAGCAGTAGACATTGCTTTAAAGACTGTATCTCTATTTGCTTTTTCTGTTTTTGTAATGAATAACTGTGGTTGTTGATACATTGTTCCAAACTCCGTCGCGTGAATACGATGCGCATAACCTTTTGTATAACCAATTGTCACATAGCTTTCTCCACTGTCTTTATCTGTTTTTACATTAGATACTGATATATGGTCTTTAGCATGTGATTTTCTATCACTCAATGGCGTGTTTTTCTTTAATGCAGGAATCAATGACATTGCTCCTGCAAGTAACACACGCTTTTGATTAGCCTTAAAATTTAGTTGTTGTCGCATTAGACCTTGTTCTATATCATTTCTACTAATTTTTGCGGGCATCAAATCACGACCTTACAATAAATACGAATAAACGATTTATCTTGATAATCTTTTTTGACATAAACCACATCATAACGATTACCGTCATGCAATACGTAATGTTTATTTGTCGGCTTATAATCACCTCGTGGATCACGTATAATAATTGTTTTGATAAATTCTGTACTATTTTGAATACTCGTCTGTGTGTCAGATTCTTTCGCGTCTTGTACAGATGCATAACAACTATATAGCTCTTTTGTAATCGGTTTTTGCGGTAATCCTTTTATCGACTTACTGATATCTTCATAAAACGTTACACGCTCATTTAATCTATTCGAATCGAATCGCATAAGCGTCCCTCAATTTATGCACTACACTCAAAACCATATGTGGCGCATAGTCTAACTTTCGTTCAGTATAAGCAATTCGATTTTCAAAATAATAAGCAGTGAGTGGGAATATAGCAGCTTTAAAAAGCGGTTGCGTTTCTAACCAATCAAGGTCATCAGTGATTGCCGCCGCTATATCTTGTCTTGCCCACTCGTGATACATTTCCAGTAAGTCGTTTTCAAAATTATGGTCGATTTTACAATGCTTTTTTAATAGTTCGAGATCAATCACTGCATTCACCTACTTATTGTCGATGCGTTCTAAAATGCCGTTTTTAGGTTTTAAATTCTCATTGACTTCTTTCGCACGCTTCACAGTCATTTCAACCACATCATTTACATTCAGAACACGAGAGAGCTCTTTGTCTTTATAGCTAGTCAACACTTTGTATTTAGCCATTATTTACGCCCTCCTTAGATAGATTGTAGTTCTTCTTCTTGTGGTTTAACGTCTTTGTAATCAATAACGATTGCTGCTTTGTAGTCTAAGATACGAACATCTTGTCGAACTGCAACCATTAAGCATTCACCAAAATGCATGTAGTCAGTCCACGATGCCTGATATTGCGAACGGTCGAATAACACTAATGCATCTTTTAAGTTACCGAAAATAAGTTTTTCATTACCTTTTTCGCCAAGCATTTCGTCCGGTAAAATTTCAACCTTAGCCCCTAACAAACGTTGTTGTGATGCTTCTTTCACATCAGGTTGAATTAAGTAATTACCGTTTTTATCTTTCAATTTATCTAACTTAGCAAACATCGTTTGTGACACAATTGCAACGTTGTGCTCATAATTCGGCTTGATGTTCAAGTTTACTGCATCTTTCAAACCGTCAATACCGTTAGCTTCAACTGATTGCAATTTAGTCGTCTCACCTTTTTCACCTGGACCACCGTTTTGAACTACATCGATAATTGCTTTGTTACGAGTTGCTGCAATTGTACGTGCCATCCATAATTTTAATTCTTGTAATACATTAACCTTCGCATCTTCAATCGCTTCACGAGAGATTTGGAAGTAACCACGGTGTGTATTGATGTCGTATGCCAATTGGAAGAACGGTTTAACCGCTAATTCAGGGTTTTCTTCTAATTCTTCTACCTTTTCAAGCGCTGCAACCTCTGATTGACGTACAACAGGGTATTTACCAGAACCGTTAGTAACACGTTTAACAGTTACGTACTTATCAAGGTTAAATTCAACTTCTTTTAACTTTAAGATATCAGTTACGATTTCTTCCGGAATAACTACAAATCCTGAATCAGTTTTTAAAGAACCACCTTTAATGTCTTCACGTGTTTCTAAATAATTAGTAAAATCACGAACTTCTTGTGACGTCACTTTAGTATCCTGAATTGAAATACCTAATTCATTCAAGTTTGGTGCTTGACGATACGAACGTTCTTGTTCGACCACTACAGGTTGTGGGTTTGCGTTTTCTGTTTCATTATCTTTCTCTTGTAATTTCTTTAACTCTGCTTCTTTCTCTTGAATTTGTGAACGCAAGTCTGCGATTTCCTTTTCTAAAGTCTCCGCTTTCTCTAAATCGTCGTTGTCTAATGCACGTGTAGCGTATCTGATTTTTAAATCAATACTACGTTTCAAATCCGAAATTTCGGAACGTAAAATTTCTTTTTTATTCATTTGAATTCCTCCTAAATTTTTGCATAAAAATAGACGTCGCTTTTTAAGCACGTCCAATGGTTGTATTTGTTAATGGTGTCCAACTTCACCAAGCTTATTTGTAATTGAATGTTTTTTGAGTTTTAACTCTAACGCTCTTTTGCGTTCGTCATTTTTAATGTTCTCAATGCTACGTAATGCCGGTTTAACATCAGTGTCTTTGTATGCAGGATAAGTTACCACTGACACGTCTGTTAACTCGCGAATAGCTTTTAAAGTACGTTTATAGATGTTCTCTTTTTCATCAAAACGCATTTCATCGCCTTGTTCGTCTAACATAAAACCGAATGAACATTGATTGATGTTACCCACACGCATATTCTCGTATAAATCACGTGCAAACGTTGTATTCGGTAATTTACAACGGTATTTCAAGCCAACATCATCAGTTTCAAGTTCCAAAGTTCCAGACTTCGTTCTACCAATAATTTGTGATGGCACGTGGTCTACTAAACATCGTACATCAGATAAATCAGTGTTTTCTAAAGCGCTACGTGATATAGTTTCTTTAAACCCACCTAAATTCTCTGACCAGGTATCAAATTTCAAAGCGTAACCCTCGATGACCATTTCATTATCATCATTCGAACGGACTTCTGTGATATTTCCGATTCTCGTTTCCTTTGCCATCTTCCTCACCTCCTCTTCAGAAGTCTTTTGCTCGAAATATTCATGAATGCGTTGTTTGAATATTTCCTTATTGGGTCTACTTTCATCCTTTTCAAGACGACTTAAACATTCTTCTTCCGTTGCTTCAACTTCTTCAATGTCATAATCACAACCTTCAAGTTGTCGATTAAGCGATTCGGTCATATTACATGTTAAAAGATAAAAATTATCAAAGTCTTTATTTGTCTGCGAATCATTTATAAATATTTTTCGAAAACCCGCGATTATGTGTTTAGCATTTTCATTATGATCATGAATATCCAAATGAGTGATAGCGCGTTGCATCAAATCCCAGTCGAACACAACGTCTTTGTCCGTTAATCTTTGTTGAACCATAGTAGATTTACCAGCACACGGTGGTCCTTTGACTACAGTTAATTTAGCCATCTTCCTCACCACCTTTCAATTTGTTATCAGTACCACGTGATTTATTCATTTGGTACTCATCAACAAGCGCAATATTCACGTGGTTGAGGTCAACACGATGGATACTACCGTAACCCCCAGGTATAGGTGGTAAACCATCACGCTTACGGACTTCATCAATGTTTGTTTTGCCTGAATCGATATTGATTTTATCGATTTCAGCTTGTGTCTTTTCATCAACTACACGTATTTCAGTCGTATCGAATTTAAATTCACAAACTTTGTCTGTGTATTCATCATTAAATTTGAAATTCAACTCTGCACACACACATGTAATGTAAGGTTTTAACGTTGAAAGATAGTCCAAGTTTGCGTCTGTAATGCTCATGTTCGTAGTTTCGATACCGAATTTATGCAACGGAATGCCGAATACACCGGCAATCTCACGTGTGGACGATTTATTCTCACGGATTAGTTTTAAAACTTCTGTATCCACTTCTAGCTGATCAAACGTCATTGACTCATCTAGTACAACAACCTTACCTGCTTGCTTTGTACCACTAAACGCTTTGTGGAATTCCTCTCTCGCACGGTTTCTTGCTTTTTTATCGTTTAAGACGCCTTTCATCTTAAGTATTCCGCCTGCATGCGTGCCATTACGTAAGAAGTTGTTTAAAAAGTCCTTACCATTGTTATCAGAATCAATAGTCTTGCTCAGTGTATCAAGTAACGACAATCCATGAATCCCGTCTAATGAATAGAATTTAATGTCTAACATATCTTCATATTTAATGTTTCGCCTAATAAACTTACCGTTATCATCAGTACGTTCATGTGAATAATAAGGACGTCCCATTCGGTCGGATTTTAATTCTACTTCTGAAGTTTTTCTAAAAGTTAAACTAATAGGGTTACCTAACTTATCACGCGTGATTTCAACGTAACCATGAGAAGTCAATAAAGCATTGGCAAATACAACCAATTTAAAGATATAGCCGTTATACAGTGAATTCGGCCTAGTATTAAGCAAATTAACAACCTTATTACTATAATCAATCTGACCGTTAACGTTTAATCTAATAGGCATACGTGCTAAATCAGACGCAATCATCATTACTGCTGTAAAAATGTCACTGTGCTTAATGGCATCTATAGGCGTATACTGTCTTAAATTAGTACCCTGAAAACCAGGTAACGTCTGAACCATCATTTGTAAATCGTCTTCGTTATACTGTAAATCTCTATTTTCGTTTCTTAAGAAGATACCCACTTAATCACCTCCTTTCCCGTGATTCGTTGTCAATGATTAATGCAATAACCACTAGGAAAACGCCTGTGTTAGCTAGTCCTAACTCAACCCCAAATGCTAAGTAAGTTGCGGTATTCATTATGATTAAACCTAATAAAAAAAGGATGCTAACAATGTTAACAACCAATAGTTTTAACGGTATTAAAAGCTTGTTCAATTTCATCATTGCACCCCCTTTTAAAATCCGAATTCTTCATTTTCATATATTGATGACCAATCCACCTCGAATTCATGCATACTCGCTTCACTAAAAGCAGTTATGACAGAGATGATAGGGTCAATCTTTTGTCGATTCATCTTCTTGTTAATCTTAACGTTGTCCTCTCCGTCGTAAATTAAAACAGCGTTATTTACGGCAATGGTTAATAGGTTATTACCAAAATGTTTAATCGTCTTTTCAGCAACCCATACTCGAAATTGCTTAATAGGTTGTGAAAGGCTTCTGAAACTTTGCCCAACTTCAATTAGAGGCCAATCAATCACCATGGATTCTAGCGTGGTCACAAATGATTGTGCATTCCATGGATCATAACACAACGCTTTTACGTTTAACTGATACTCTTCCACAACGTCGAATATATACTCAATAACACGCTTGTAATCAATCATGCCACTTTCCGATGTGGTCACTTCCGCCTCTCCTGTATTAATTAATTTTTCGTAATTAATCTTGTCACGTTTCGACTTCTGTTCGAGCGTGGTCCTTAATCCAATAAACGAATGGCTGTCGATTAACATATCACCATCATCTGTTGGGAATATAAACCCTACAGAAGTTAAGTCGTCAAGTCGTGATAAATCGACACCGATATAAACGTCTTTGCCGTACAAACTATAATCATCACGATTCACTTCGATTGATTCCCATTCATTAATATTGATTAAGCTATCTTCTTTGTTCGCTTGCCAAAGGTTAAAGTTTTTAATCAAAATCTTATGGAATGACGTACCTTTTTCTAATTCATCTTGAATATCCGCTTTAATATTTCTCAGTATTGTGTCTCTATGTTCCTCAGACTCTAAAAGCGGCATTGCCTTAATCCACAGTGATTCGTCATTCACTTCATCTTCTGAATCCATTTCGGCACAGTATACAAAGTAATTATCCGCTTTAACTTCGCCCGATAATATTTTCGAGATGTATTTATATTCTTGATACATCTGACTATTGAGGTTATCCCCTGCCGTCGAAATTAAGAGGGTGAGTGGGTTCTTCTGCAGTGTCATACCCGTTTTAAATCTTGAATACATTTCATCGTCTGGCATGCTTGCCAATTCATCCAGTATAGCTACAGTTGGGTCTTTACCATCAACAGCATCAGGATTGTTTGATAACGGTTCGAACACGCTTGTTGAATCAATATGTGCTAAATCTGTTTTGCGTACATCTGTTGATTTACGAATGTAATCGCTTTTTGAACGTAGCAATTTGATTTGTTGACTTGCCATCTTAAATATCGTTTGTGCTTGCTTGTAAGTTGATGATGATACATATATTTGTCGGTTGTATTTCGGATATTGACCAAAAAGCAACTCATTAAGCGACATTCCCGATACCACTAGCGATTTACCTTGTTTACGTGCCATACTTACATAACATTTAGTAAACCGCCTAAAGCCACCATCACGTCGCCAACCGTAAATACTCCCTACGATAAACTTCTGAAAGAGCATTAAAGGCATAGGTTCATTCGTTTTAGGGTCAGGTAACATCTCGATGAATTTGATTGCCTTATTTGCTTTATCCACATCCCAATAACAACCTTCAGGTGGATATTTTAAATCATTCAAATGACGTTCAGCCACTTTAAAATTCTTCTTACTTACAAGTATCTCGCCTTTGACTACTCTTTGAGCATAAATTGTTGTGTAATCTAACATCAATCGTCACTCACAAACTCTTTGAATGGGTCATCATCTTCTTTCTCTTCAGGGACGACGATGCGTAATCGGCTATCGATTGTTAATCCTAGCGTGTTAGCTACTTGTTGCATTCGAGTACCCGCTTTCTCTTTAGCAGTAAAAGCAGGATTTACTTTAGATTCTCCATTCGCTCCTTCAATAACGACGCCACCTGTTGCTTCTAAATGCAGACTTGCTCTTACAAAATCACTGTAAAAACTGCAGTATTGTGAAAGTTGCGCTTTATCCAAGTTTGATATTGGCAATTCTTGCATGTAAGGTAATATTCTTAGGTATTCTTCTTTCGCGATATCATCTAAAAAGTCAGGTGGATGTGAATCTATCTTTGAAAATTTGTTTAATTGCGCTTCTTGACGCTCTTTTTCGACTATTTCTTCTTTGGTGTAATTCTTCTTCGAATTATGCAGAAGTTTTCGAGGTCTACCTGCCATTTTTAGCACCTCCATTATGTTTTAGTACCTGGTATTAAAAATTAAGGGAAATCTTTAAGAGAGTATATGGGCGCCGTTCTTTCGACTTCTTTGTCCCACCCCCGTCAATTGCTGAGGGGGGCTTCTCTCTTCGTTTTTTTGTTATGGCATTCGTGGCATAGTGGTTGTAAATTGTTTTTGTCTAATCGTTTCGACCAATCAATTTTGGTCGGGATAATATGGTCCACCACATCTGCTTGTCGTCCACATGATTTACATAAGTAATGGTTTTCTATCATCACTAATTCACGCATATTCTGCCATTGTTTCGATTTATAGAACCTTAAATATTCTGGATCATTACGTTGTCTTTCATCGTTATATTTATCATTTGTATACGTTTTATGCTTATCACAATAACGTTCATTATGATTAATTAATGTATTACATGTCGGATGATTACATCGCCTCATGATTGCCATTACAATCACCTTCCAATGTCTTTGATGTCGACCACTAAATCATTTGTTTGGTTAGCAATTAATACTTGATTACTTATGATGTCATGCACAATGTACTTCTGTTTGTTGTACGTAACTGCATCGCCTTTGTTAATCACTTTGTGTAACTCAGGTTGATATGAGTTAACGTTAAGTCCTGCAACAGTATCAAGAGTGATATTGTTTAATGTCGCAATAGATGTGATATGTTCTAGCGCATCGCCTAGTATTAAAGTTAAACGATCTATATCTTTGTCATCTGATTGATATACATTAGACAACTCGCCAACTGACTGCATCAACATATGTAAATGCGATTGTTTGTCTAATGGTTTTTTAAGTGACTGATACTTATTCAGTTCCATTGTCTGCCTCCAAACAAAAAGGACCAGGAGTATATCCCAGTCCTCGAATAATATAGTATGTCTTTGATTTCCACACTACTATAATATCATTAAATAATACGCTCTATGCACACGCTTATTTCATACCTACTTCAAGTGCTACTGCTTTAACAAAGTTCTTACGTATCTTACCCGCCGTATTCCTATGCATATGACATTCATCAGCAATGTGTTCCATCTTATACTTTTGCGGTGCCCAGTATTTAAGATAGATAACTTTCTTATAGTCGTCTGATAACTTGTTATACGTACGTTCGATTGCTTGTACCATTTCCTCTTGATTACGCAGCATTCTGTTAGTCATCAAATGTGTTGCAATTAGTTCAGTAGTACGTGTTGGTTCACTTGATTGAAGCGGACCATACACGATATTCTCGTCTGTTGCTTGCATGGGATTAAGTATCTCCATTCGTAAGCGCTTGATGTCTTGTTTAGTATGCTCGAGGTTATATATTTCTGATTCGATATATCTAAAAGTTCCTGGTTTAATCTCCGTCATGTTTACCTCCATTATTTATATTGATCAGTAATGCGTTTTAACTCGTTATAGTCAACATCATCTTTAAACTTAGTTTGTAAATAAACGATAGTGTATTTAAGACTTTCGTTTTTATTTTTTAATGCACTGTTTTCAGCCAATAGAATTAACGCAACCAGTGCTAGAATAATTGTTGTTATCATCCACATTACTCACTCACCTCTGCACGCTTCTCAAATTTTTCTAGCGCATCTTTACTAGCATCAACTTCGACGTTTTCAATTACAGATGTTTGTAGAAAGTTTTTATGTCCATTAGAATCAATGACTTTGATGAATTTTTTATTATTCAAATCATTCAATACAATATATTCGTACCGCGTGCTATAAAAAGCATAATATGTTTTATTGTTTATTGTTGTTATAGTTAACATCATTAGTCTGTTACCTCCGCTCGTATATTATTTAAATCAATATGATCTTGTAGATTAAATGTGTCTACCTCATCGTTAGCTGTTAATACAACGATTGCTTGTTCCGTTAAATATTTAATCAGCTCGTATGCTGCTAATGTGACGATTAGTTTAGCGATTCGTTTTATCATTGTCTGCCTCCTCATGTTTACTCAACGCCTCTTCCTTACTATCCACTTCTACAACTGTAAACGTCTGATTCTCACGCGCTTTCGTTGCTTCTGTGAAAGTTTGACCTGTTGAATCTGTGAATGTAGTGATTAAATACTGTGTCACTTCCCCAACACCTCTTTCACTTTTTGTAATATGTCTTTATTACAAGTCTGATTCTTTGACGAATGTGCCGTTGATTGTTTTACCTTTTCTTCCTTTAATCTCATCATATGCAAATTCCAAACACTCCTGTAAAGTCCAACCGTGCTGTTGTGCTAAAATAATTAATGTAACCACCGTGTCACCGATACCATCTTTCAACGCTTCTAAATTCCCACGAGAGAGTGCTGCACCAATCTCTCCCGCTTCCTCATAAAACTTCAACGCTTGTCTATCCGGATTACCATTGTGTAAATTTTTATCTATACTCCATTGTTCAACTTGCTTAATTAATTGATTCATTTTGTTTCTCCTCTTCTTTAAGTACTTCTTTTATCGCACTGACTATTACTCGACTAAGAGTGTGATCACTTGAAACTTTTTCAACGATAATGCCATCTTTTGTTTTTTTGAACTGATAGATATTATCATCTCGTTCCGTCATTTCACTCGTCCTCCTCTAGATCCATTTGAATCTTTTCTAACAGAAATAAACACTCATCTAGATTTTTGTTTATTAACGCTTGCTCAATTTCGGTTAAGTACATGCGTTTAAGTCTAGTGGTTTTTACTGGATAACCGTCCAAAATTTGATTCAATTTACGTTGTACTAAGTCATAATACGGATTATCCGACCATGCCTTTTTGTGGTATAAGTGTGTATTGAACAGTTCGACCACATCATCTAATTTCCGCTTTAGTTCGTCGCGTTCTTTTGAGCACTTTGTTAGC